AGAATTTTAAATTGAGAAAAATTTATTCTATTGTATATCTCTTGCTGTACAGAAATTTCCCAATTAGGAATCTTATATTGAAAACAAGGATACTCAAATAAATCTACCTTCATAATAATTGTTCTAAAGGATTTAATGGTGTAACTACTTTAGGTTTAGAGTCAACTACACGAGGAGGATTTTTAATTCCTCTTGCATAATTATAAAGTCTTAATGCAGCTTCTACAGTATCACCTATAGATCCATATCCCCTATTGCAATAGGAACATAACCATCCTCTAAACTCAAAAGTTTTATGATCATGATCTGCATGTAACTTATCAAATCCAACGTCTGCTCCACAACATTCACAAGTAGTTGGCCAATCTTCTTTAGGAGTATTCTTTTTAAAATTCTTTCTAAACTCTCCTGCCCAACTACAATTTAAACTATAACAAGAAGTACAAATATTTCTCGATCCATCTGCCATCCTCTTGAGTTCTTGTTTAAACTCACTTAAAGGTTTAATAACACCACAACACCTACAAGGTTTTGTACTTGTAGGATCTATTCTTCTAACAGTCTGTGGTGCTCCTTTAGCATCAGTTCCACCATACTCTTCATACAAATGTAACTCACCACATTCTTCAAGTCTTTTTATCTCATCCTTTAACGCAGTCCCATCACTTACAGTTTCGTGATACAGTATCCCTGGTTTACCACCAGGGACTGCCCACTCTTTTATAACTTGGGGACGTAGTTTGCTATGCCTCATTTAAATTCACACTCAACCATTAATTGTGTTAAACATGCAAGAAGATTAATCTCCTGATCTACTACAAAGGCAGACTTGTATTGATACTCTGCAATAATTAAAACTGCTGCAGCAACATTCGGTCCTTCCATAACACTAGACAAACTATCATACAGTTTACGCATGATAGATTGAGGATCACTATCAATATTCTGAGTAACCCATTTCTTTACTTCATTAAATTTCTTCTCTTTAAGATATCCTGTAAGAGAATCAATCTTAGCATCACCTAGCGTTGCGAGGATTCCAGTATCGATAGAACCTGTTGAACTATATCTTTGGAGTTCGTTGAGTGTTCTTCTGAAGTCTGGGAAGTATTTTTGGATGACTTGTACAACCACTTTGTCATTGTACCGTACTTCCTCTCTGGTAAGGATGTCTCTGCAGCGTTCAAAGAACTGTGCTGCCAGAGATTGTTTAGTTTTTCCACGGACATTAAAATCAATTACTGTTGTTCTACTATGTAATGGTTCTATGATTTTATTCTTAAAGTTACACGTGAATATGAAACGACAGTTTTTCTGGAACTCCTCAATCGAGGCTCGTAAGAGTAATTGTACGTCGGGTGTCGTATTGTCTGCTTCATCAATAATGAGAATTTTATGACGAGATTGAGATGTAAGAGAAACAGTAGCAGCAAAGGTCTTTGCCTGATTGCGTACAGTGTCCAAGAATCTACCTTCATCCGATCCATTAATGACATAAAAATCTGCTCCTAGTTCGTTACATAATGCTTTCGCAATAGTTGTTTTACCAACACCAGCAGTACCAGAGAGCAGGAGATTTGGAATCTCTCCTTGCTCTAAAAATCCTTTAAATGTTGTCTTCACCTCTGTAGGAAGTATACAATCATCAATAGTCTGAGGTCTATACTTCTCTACCCATAAAAAATCATTCATCTATTTAAAAATAAAATAAGACCTCTAATAAACATGCCAGCAAATAGGATATAATATATCCACAATCCAGTTATCATAACTTTATTGTAGGTAGATCCTCTTACATAATGGACTTCACCTTGTCGATCCCATCCATCAAGCATGTATTCACTTGGATCAATTTTAGGCATTTGGTTCTAAAGCAATAAAATACTTTACACATTCACCTTGGAATAATGCAACATTAGACTTACTTAGTGTAACATTATAATCACCAAGAAGCAATTTCAAATTCTCTACTTTAAAACAATAACAAAATTCATCTGATGTTTCACCAACTTTAACAGAGTAACTATTAGAAGTATCATTCTTCTTATCTGTTACACGTAAAGTCATTTCAGTACCATCACCATAAAGACATAAGTCTGGTAATTGATATATGTTAGCAGCTCTTTGAAGTTGCTGTAATGTATTAGCATCCAAACGAAACTTCACATCTTCAGATGGAAGAGAAATCTCCTTCTCAGGAGGTTGAGTAATAATATCTGGATCAGCATAGAAAAATCTAGTCTTAGATCTACCTGCTGTATCACTTACCGTTACATAATTATCCCTTGAGGTATCAATAGAAGGTTTTTCAAAAAGAGATAGACCACCAAGAAATACACCAAGATCATATATTGATAATTGAGAATCAAATGATTCTTCAACATCAGCATAAGCAAGGATGTTCTTATTAATACTAAGGGTACTCAACTTATTGCCAGGATTAATAACAAGTGACTTGTTAATGCTGCAAAAGTTCTTCAGTAATTCTATTGTAGATTTGGATAATACGGTCATTTGTCATAATCAACGGTGAATGCAGTTGGGTTACCTGCGTTTGCACGATCAGCAGTTTGTCGCTTATCGTTAAAGTGTAATAGGAGCAATCCGTAATGGATAATCTTTATGATATCCTTACGTGCTGATCCTTTT